CCGCACAGGCCGCGTACCGTTTGGCTTTCAGCCACGGATTGGTGGTGCGCGACTGGTTGCCGTACAGCACCGAATTCGTGCCATCGTCCACCGCCGCCGGGAGCCCGATGATCTGCGTGGTGTTTGAGACGTTGTTCAAGAGGGCCGTGGCCACGCCGTCGCAATAGACGTTGCCGGCATCGTTCATGCGCGCGCCCAGGAGCGGAATGATCTCGTGCGCATCTTGGATGATCCCTTCGAACCCGAGGTAGGGGATCGGAACCACCGCGCCCTTCAAATTGAATTCCAGGTTCGTTACCGCCGGCTGGATCGCGGGCTGGTTGAATGAGCCGTCATAGCCCACCCACTGCATGTTGACGAACTGCGCGCCCTGCGCGGGGATCGTGACCGAGGAGACACCCCCGGAGGCCGGCTGGCTGTTGGCGAGGAATGCGGCCGTCAAGGGCGAGGTGTTGTAGAGCTGCACCACCAGTTTCTTGACGAAGGCGCGGCGCACTACAAACTGCAATTCTTGCCCGAGGGAATTGGCGCCTCCCGCGGGGACGATACCTGTACCTAACACCGGCATTGCAATGCTCCTCGAAAATCCCTCCTCCGCCGCCGGTCAAACGGTGAGGGGGCTAACTCTTAATGTAGCGGGCCTGCCCCCGCCGCCTTTCCACCCATGATTTCGCCCAGTGCGGCATACGCCTGTTCCATGCCGATCTTGTCGAGCTTGGCCTTGTTGCCGATCCCCGGACCCCACACGTCCTTTTCGGGCATGGTGTACACAGGCGGCTGGTAGCTCGCCGGTGTCGGCACCGAAGAGCGGCGCTCGGCCAGGTACACACGCGCCGCGGCGTCGTGCGTCCAGTTCACTTCCTTGTCGTCCACCATCATTTTCTCGATGGCGGTGACATCCTCATCGGTGAGCTTGTAGTCGGCCTTGATCTTGGCGCGACGATCGCGCACGTTGTCGCGCGCGTCGCGTTCCATGATGGTCCGCTCGAGCTTCAAGCGCTCCTCGCGCTCGGTCGCCACCGCCACCATCACCCGATCGGCCGCGTCAATCTCAGGGATCGGGGTATTGGGCGCCACTTTCTTGATGGCCCGTTGCAGCACTTCGCGCGTTTCCGGATTCGCGGCCAGCGTGCGCAGGAGATTCGAATTGCCCTCAAGGGTCGCGGCGTGAGCCCGCAGCTCATCGACCGTCATGTCCTCGAGCGAGCGCGGCATTTAGCGGCGCCCCGCGTTGGGCTTGGAAATGGTCAGCGGATTCTTCTGCGCAATGCGCGAGGGCTTGTCGAGTCCGCCATGCTCGGCGTAGCGCGGCGGATTGATAATTTGCCCATTTTCCTTTTCCGGATCGGTGGGCTTGCGCAACCCCGCGGAGCTGGGTTCCAAATATCGCTGTGCCATGACATGTGTGCCTCTTACTGTGTCGGAGCGGGTTGCGCACGGGCTTGGGACATTTGCTTCATGAGTTGCTTTTGCACCTCCGTCCCACCACCCATTTGCGGCATCCGCTTCACCATTTGTAGGATTTCCGCCGGAACTAGGTCGGAAGTATCCTTCTTGGCAATCACGGATGCAAGTGTGTTCAAGGCCTTCAAGATCTTGCCGCCCTCTTCGGACTCACTGCCGAAGGCGGCCAAGGCCTCCTCGAGTTGATTGACCGCGATGTGTACGCTGGTCTGCGCGGCGGCCTTGTGCCCGCGCTTATCCTGGGGGGTGGACATGGGCGCCGCGGCCGGCGACTGCCCCGGCGGGGTGGCGCCCGGGGCTTGCGCGCCTTGCGCGGCCGGCCCACCCGCACCCGGCATGGCCGAAGGCGGCTGCGCGCCGCCACTCATGGCCGCGCGCATCATGTCAGGGGTTGCGCTCACGTGCGCCGACGATGCTTACGTGCGCGTGCACCGCCCGCACCTCGTCGCCCGGGGGGAACGATCGTCATGCGGCGATGCGCCGAGAACGCCGGGGCTTTTTATAGCCCCGGTTGTTGTGACCGATCCACATCGATCTTACTTCCGCTTGTGACGGCGCTTGTGACGTGCCATGTTCGCTTCTCCTGTTCAGAGCGGCCACTTTTGATTAAGGGGAGCAGCCATACCCCGGTCAACTGGTTTACCCGCGCGCGGACTTCGCGCGTGATCCTTTGGCTCGCGCCATCCGCACGTGCATCTTGCCCCGCGGCGACTTGTTGAAATCGCGCTTGTACGCATGGCCGGGGGCGTGACCTCCTGCGGCCTTCATCTTGCGATCGTGACGGGACATGCCTTCCATCATGGGTGCTTACCTTTCTTAGCCTTGCCACCGGGCGCAATGCCCATCTGCAATTCCATCTTACGCTCTTCCGCCTCCGCTTTCTCGAGCCGCTTCAAGCGCTCTTTCAAATCCTGCAAGTTCGGTGGATCCATCATGTCCAAGAACGTTTCGCGATCGATGGCCTTGGCCTCGAGCAACGTCACCGCATCATGCTTGCGATCCTCCACGAAAATGGGACTCGAGGAGTGCGCATCCACCTTCACTTCATAGTCTTTTGTAAACTGTTCCGCGGTGAAAGGCAACTCATTCGAGCCATCTGGTGTCTGAATCGCTGCCACAAATCGCTGTTCCGAGTGATCTTGCACCAGGTGCAAGATCTGCCCCGCCGCCTCTTCGGCGCTTTCCTCCACCGCGACGGCCCGCTCTTTCGGCCGCGAGGAGCCTAAGCGAGCCATCAAATCGGCCTGCCCGCGCGAGCGCACGCCCGGCTCCCCCTTGCCCTGGAGCACATGGCCGATACCGGCCTGGTCGTCAAACATCGCATCGATCTGCGCGATCTCAGCGAAGATATCCGCCGGCATGGTGGGCGGGTGCTGCGTGGCTTTCGTGGCCGGCGAGGGGAAACTCACCAGGCCCCCGGCGCCGTGGAGTGAGGCCATTTTCTCCTCCGTGATCCCCACCCCGCCGGTGATGGTCCAGGGTGGCTTGACCTGTTTCGCCATGATCTTTTTCACATCGAGCACGCGCTCGGTGCGCCAATCCTGCAGCCACGTCAGGCGTGCCGCGAAGGAGGCCCCGAAGAAATAATCATAGAGATTCAGCTCCGGCCGGATCACCGTGAAGGGCGGCACACCCTTGATGTGGCCGAGCCACGAGGAGGGCCGATCGTAAATGGTGACGTCCGGCGCCGCCCGGGTGACCACTTGAAAGTCCTCGATATCATCACTCCACACGTACAGATCCACCATGTCGATCAAGTCAACCTCGATCCGCGGCGCATAATCGTATTGCGGCCCGCCGCCCTGGCCGGCCATGCCGCCCGCGATGCCGGAGCTTGCCCCCGGGATCGCGAGCGACCCCGGCACCCCACCCACCGGTGAGCCCAGGAGGAGGCGCGACATACCGGAGGAAATCGGCGGCAGGGAATCGGCATCCGTGCGCCCGGCGCGCTGCATGACCGAGGCCTTGCGCGGATTGCCCTGCAATTCCGCCTCGAGCTGCGTGCGGGTGATGGTGTAATGGTGGGTGAAGGCCTCTTGATCGGGCAACTCGATGATATCTTCGCGCAGCACCCCGAACTGGTGAGGTTCCACCAGATAGGAGCGCACGCGGTTGTTTTTCCACATGAGCTTCAAGAGCATGATGCCGAACACATTGGCCCAGCGCAGGCCCATGCCAAAGAGTATGTGCGTGCGACTCACCCGCCATTGCTCGGTTACCTCGCGCGCGAGCGGCACCGCCTTGAACACCTCATCGCGCGGCGCCTCCGTGCCCAAGAGGATCGAGAACCGAATGGCATCGGGTGAATAGATGAAACTCGAGAGCGTGTCGATCGTGGATCCGATCTTATTGTACGGCGCACCCCCGGCGGTCGCGCTGCCGAAGAGGTAGTAATTGCGCGCGGTCTGGTAGAAGTTAAACCGGTCCTGCCGCGAGACCGTGCACTGACGCACCAGCTCCCGGTAGAGCCGGTCGCGCTCGATCATGTCGGTGGGCAGCTTCACGCCACCATCGCATCGACAGCCGCCTTGTCTTTTCGCTCACCCGTCGCTTCTCCGGCGCGCGGAATGCGCCGGCTGGTCACGCCTATTTCCGTGGCTGCCTCGCGCATGCCGTTGTTGCGGGTGAGCACGATGGCCGATCCGTCGCGCTTTTTGTAGGTGGTGGGCAATTGCGCCACTTGGGCCAGCTCGGCGAAGGATCGGCCCATAACCTTCTTGCACTGGTCGCCCCACAACAACTCCTGGCCATTCTCCGCGCGGCCCTTGAACGAGGCCTCGCCCTCTTTGGCGGTTTTAAGCCGCGTGGTGCCCATCATGTCGGCGGACTTGCGCACCCCGGCATCGAAATCCTTTTTGAACTGGGTGCCGATGCTGACGGGGGTGCGAAATTCCTGCGTCACAAACTCCGACGCACAGCCGAAGGCCGGGCAAATGGCGTGGCTTGCCTCGAATTCCCCGTGTTCCACGCACACCCATTCTTTCAACGCGGCCACATTACACCCCTTTCAGTCGTGGACCGGCCGCGGTGAGCTCGATCCGGCAGCCGATATCCGGCCTTTTCTCCCGCGTCGCGGCAGCCACTTGCGCCAGTGCCGAATTGATGACGTACCACCCGGTAACCGTGCGTGCCTTGACCAGTCGTCCACTATCCCACCCCTGAAAAAACCGTGACAGGGCCTCCTGCGCCTCCGGATCGATGGTGCGCGACCTGGGGGGCTCGCTAAACCGCATGGCGTAGAGTAGCGATTCGCCGATGTGACTATAGCGCGCAATGTCCTTGAGCCGCAAAACCTGGTTGTGGGGGGAGTCTAACTCCAGGGTGCAACGCAGGTGCCGGGCGTTCTCGTACACCTCGCGCAGACGGCGGCGGATCTCCTCGATGGGCAGGGGGTCAATTGAACCCACGCAATTTGACCTGTTGTCCGTTCAAATAGTTGAGCACCGAACGTTCCGCCGCATTATAGACGCGCACCGGGCCGTGAATGGCCATCTCGCGCGCGTAGGTGCGATTGTAGGCCTCCATTTCCGGTTTGATCCAGTCATTCCAGGCGATCACGCCGATGGCCAGGGAAATCACCCGATCGTCCTTGGCCCGGCCCTCGCCGCCGATCTTATCGCCCTGGCGGTGCACGTTGCGAAACTGCTGCACGCACGCGGGGGAGTTGAGCTCGATCATGTCGCGCTCGAAGTAGCTCCGAAGCGTCGACATCATGCGCAGTTTCTCTTTCGGGTTCGTCTGCCACTGGTAGGCGAAGGCGCCGTGGATGGAGTCCTGGCGCTTGAAGAGGTAATCCCGAATCCGCCCGATCACATCGAAGGCCTCCAGGCGCGGATCCCCCGCGGCCATCTGCCCGGCCTGGCGCTTCAAATTGGTGAGCTCATTGAACACCGCACCGCCTGGGCCTTGCATCTCAAGATTCAACATGCAATCCGCGGCGCCCGAGCCGTACCAGCCCGCGAGGTGCGCGATCACCCACGCAAACTGCTGTTCGGTCCAGGTGGTCGTGCCCAATTCGGCGACTTGCGTCACCCGATCGGCATAGCAGCGCAGCATGTTGCCGGCGAATTCATCGGCCCACTCAGAGGAGCCGTAGGCGGGGTCCGCCCCGAGCACGTACCGGCCGGGCGGGCCTTGCGTGACGTCCTTGCCCGTGCGCGGCGTCTCCCACACCACAAGCTCGGCATTATCCTCGTTGGTCTCGAGAAACCGCGTGTCCTCGAAGTTCAAACCAAACTCATACCGAAAGTACAGCCGCTCCTGCTGGATCGCGTACTGGTAGGCCTGATTGACCCGTTCGCTGGAGAAAAATTTCGAACCCGACAATTGGAAGGCGTAATCCTCCGTGGGCGGCATTTCCTGCAGCGCCAGGTTTTCATCCCCCTTCATCTGTTCGGTGCAGTACCAGCGCCACCAGGCGATTTGCTCCGGGGTGATCTCCACCGCGTAGCGTTCGAACACCTCGCGGATCCACTGCCGCTCATCGGAGGTGGGCGCCCCATCCCAATAGGCCAGATACTCCGGCGAGTCGGCCGGCCAGGAGTACAGCTCATTCCTCCACCAGCCGACGAAAATCGCCATTTGTGTGTTCGAATTCTTGGCCACCTCCCATGTCTGGTAGAACATGTTGTAGCCGCGCGCGGTGGACTCCAAAATGTACAGCCGATTGGGATTTTTCTGCGCGAGCGTGTTCACCAGCGAGCCGAACCCTTCCTCATCACCCCAGCTCGAGCACTCAGTGGCGTGCATGTAGTTCACCGACTTGGCGCGGCCCAAGTCGCCTTTTTTCTTCGTGCCCGCCACCATGTACACCAGGCGCGAGCCGTTTTTGAAAATGAGCTGGGTGCGATTGTGCCGCTCGATGGGTGAGCGCACCTGGGACGGCAGGGAATTGCGGTATTGCTCGATATAGGAGCGGAACACCTCGCGGTTTTCGTCCGTGTCCGTGACGATGGCGCCCTGGAGCCCCTCGCACTTGGACGTCCAGTACAGATCCAAGGCTAAGGTCACCGTGCTGATGCCGAGCTGGCGACCCTTCAAGATCACAAAGGTGTGGATATCGTTCGAAAGGCCTTCAGCGATCTTGTCCACCACATAGCGCTGCGTGCCCAGCCACGTGAGCGGAATGCGGCCTAGCTCCTTGGTGTCGACCCGAAGCTTGCCGCAAAACGCTTCAAAGCGCTGGGGATCGAATACGATCAAGGGTCACAATACGAAGGCCAAGCCCGCGCACAAGAACGAATCCCCATCGGCACCGGCCGGCGCCAAAAACTCCACCGTGTACTGCCCCGGGGCCCGAGTGGCAATCCCCCACCCCCACGTGGCAATCTTCGCGCCACCCTTCTGGTCATAGGCAAACCAATCCCCGCCGGGATTCTCCACCCCGGTGAACACCGAAGGCATCAAGGCGCCGGTGCCGTTCTCGGTGGTGTTCATGGCCCACGCGACGGTCAAGATTTGCCCGCCGGTGGCAAGCTTGATGGGCCCGGTGCTGATGCGTGCGGCGCCATTCACATCGCGCGTCCATTTGGATCGGAACCCGGCGAGCGCCGCCGGCCCGGCAATCTCCACCGCCAAAAACCCCACGTAGTCGGTCCAGACGTTGCTATAGATCAAGGTCTGCGCCGGTGCGGCGCCCGGACACGCGAAGGTTTCCAGCCACTCATCCCCGTTCCAGGTGGCGTCCGCCTCCCAGGTGCACGGGATGTAGACGTTCGAGCCTGAGTCCCCCATCACGCCCTTGCGCGTGACGTCATGCGAATACACCCCCGCCACCGCAATCGTGGACCCCTGGGTGGTGCGTTGCCCGAAGGCCTGGGCGAGCGAGGCCACCGCTTTCTTGCCGGTGTTCGGCGCCTCGATGCTTTGCAGAATGGGGGATGTGGTCATAGGAGCCTCAAGTTCCATCGTTTCGCCGCCTTCTCCAAGGTCTCTGCCGGCGGCCCTGCGCACAGACACGAGGTGCATTCTATGGTAAAGGCGCCCAAGTCGCCTGATTCCAAGATGCCGCGCACCGCGCGTTGTTCCGTGCCGGTGCAAAAAGGACACCGGCGCAGCACCACCTCGGACTTGATGGTGAGCTCTTGTTGCACAGCATTTTCAAGCTCGCCCCTCATACCACGCGCTCCTCGCTGTACTGACCCTTCACCGATTGATTGAGCGTGCGCCCGACCGATGAGGCGTAGCGCACTTCATCCGCGACGTACCGGGGCACGTCGGCGTAGCGGTAAATGTGCCCGGACTTGAATTCCACCTCGAGCGTGCCGGATTCGGCGTTCTCGCTGGTGGCCTCCCACCCCACGGAGGCCACATTGCTCGAGACCACCGGGATGCGGTTCATACCGTGCCGGTCTTCAAGATTTGCGCAAGCTCGGCGTACCGGGCCTCAAGCCCTGGGGTGCTGGTCTCGCATTCATCGGCCGCCGCTTCATA